TCGCTATTGCTGACGGTCACCTCATCGGTGAGCGTCGGATTGGTGCACAAGACCCAATGATGCGGATTCACCGGCGCGTTGGCGGCGAACATCATGATGACCCGCGACTCCAGATCGCCCGGCGCGTATTCCCACCATTCGCCCGCCCAAGACAGCGTGCCGGATGAAACGATGTTCAGCGTGGTGACGATCACCGTTTCGCTGGTCCAGGAACCAACCGTGTACGATAAGCCGTCGATGAAGATCTCTTTGCCTACGATGTTCGGATTGAACTTGTCGCCGCTCACCCATGTGACCGTTGTCGTCCCATCGCTCTCAATCGAGCCTTCGAATGAACGCCAGCGGTAGATATGCCCGAAGTCCGTGGCCTCGTACAGGAAATCGTTGTCCTGTAGCGTGAGGTTATCCGGTATGTCAGCCAGTAATCCGCTTCCGCCGGTCTCGCGTGGATTGCCGAGAGACTGGAAGAACATCATCCATGTACGCGCCAGTTTGCCCGCACCCTCAAATAGCGGAGTACGGATCGGCACGGTTACGATGGGCATATGAGTGATGTAAATGTGGATTACGACGCTGGCAAGATCAACTACGAAGGCTTCCGGGAAGCTGCGCCGTATCTACCGGACGAATGGGAAACACTGCCAGAAGCACTGCGTCAGGCGTGGGCAACCGGCGCAACCCGGGTGCTCGAAAAGTGCGCGAAAGAAGCGGACACCCCGCGCTGGGATTAGCTGTTGCCCGGCGTCAGATTGAGATACGCCTCGATCAGGTGTAGTTTCCCCTCCTGCGCCATTTCTACTTCGTAGACACGATCACGCGATTCACCCAGCCTGCGCCAGATCATGCGGCGCCGGTCCTGCGCTCCGGTGACGGTGATGTCGTTGGACCACGTTGTCCCGCCATCATCGGAGTACCGCAGCTTGATGTCGCGGGCCAGGGTCGCATCCGATATGGGGCCCTCCACCTGCGCTTCAAGCTGAAAAGAGTGGTGGAACGTATAGCGCTCATCGTCAGAGATATACGGCGCAGTCCGGATACGGCGAATTGCCGTACCGGCGTCTGAGGTGAGCGTATTGCTCATGTAGTAGATCGCCCCGTCGGAGCGTGAGCCAACAAGATGGACGGAAGCGTCTGAAGCCCAGGTGCCGGTGTAGGCGTGTGTCCAGCCCAGCCACTGCTGGAGCGAGGCGCCGTAGGCCCGCTGGTGCCACTGCTTCGTGGTCAAATCGTAGACCCATGTGCCGAACGGGAAATTCACGACCCAGAAGGTATGGCCGTCTGCGTCGTAGCTGAACGCTACGGCATCATCGGCGGTCTGGAATTGGCCCCATTCCGCTTCGATCGCGTGATTCGAGACGCGCACGGGGACGTACCCCTGCGCGATGTAGGCCACCGGCCCGCCGCGTGAATCAGCACCGATCCATCCAATCGAATTGGCGAACCTTACGACGCTGTAGGGCGCGAAGCAGCCAAGATGGATGATTGCGCCGGGATCGCGCTCAAACGGGAAATCGGCATTGCCGGTGTTTCTCCAGACCTCGGTCGTCTCATCCCCGAATACCCACAATTCCTGGTGGTCCGCAAACAGCCGCACGATGTTGTCGACGTGCGCTTCCTTGTTCGCGAAGTCCAGCGCACCCCAAGTGCCGCCGTCCGGGGCCAGATTGCTGATGTTCACCTGACGGCTTTGGGGCCGGGCCGCGATGAAGTACCCGTCGAGATAGGCACCGCTCGATACGTCCCCTTCATCATGGTCGTCGGTGGCAGGGACCGCGGCCACTGCCAAATCCGTGCCGTTGTGGATGTATCCGACACCCCCGCTCACGATAAATAGCTGATCGCCGTTGGCGTGTATCTCGGCGGGCCGTCCATCATTCTCCAGCGCCAGCGATGGATTCAGCTGCGTGGACGGCAGTTCATACAGCCCCGTACCGGACACCGCGAATACGCGATCGTCTCCGGACCATAGCGCACGGATCGGGCCGGACCCTACGGTGTAGGCTGTTCCCAGGCCGGGGGTGCTGCGCAACACCATACTGTTCTGGCCCGCGCCTGACTCGATGATTTCCGGGTACAGATTGATGGAGCGCTGTCGGTCCGCACGAATCACGGGCGACACATAGGCCGGGCCGACAAAGCCGGGATAACGTGGCATGGGTGGTGATTAATAGCGCCAGTCGTACGTCTGGCGTCCGGCGACGAGCGAAGCGTCGCACTGCAGTGTCACAAGCGGGGTATTCGCTGCTTTGATGCGGCCTTTGCTCTCTACTGCCTTGCGCTCGACGGTGTCGAGCAGCGGTTGCGGAATCTTCACCAGCGAGATAAAGCTCGGGGCCATCTCAGAGGCCAGATTCCACCTCAGCGCTCGTGCGTATCCAGGCGGGAAGCCCACCGGCGAATCGAGATCATCCCCGAATCCGGTGAACGGCTCCCAGGTGTACAGCACCAGCCGGTCGCCGGAATTGGCGGGCGGCCGCAGGTAGAACGTGCTGAGCTCCGATGCGTGATCGTTATAGAGGCCGGCCGCGCCGCTGCTCCAATCGCTCTCGCCCAGCAACGCCAGCGGCGATTCCGAATAATCAGCACCACCAGCAGCAATGATGGAAGCATGCTGAACCTTCATCGGGCGTCCGAAGCTGTACGCCATTGTGTCGGCGTCGAGCTCGTACTCGCTGCGGGAGAGCGCCGGCGTCATCAGGCGTTCGGTGCTCCAGGAGTCCACCAGATCATTGAGTAGCGTCAGACCATCGGTGAAAGTGTCATCAGATGGCGTCTGCTGCGGTCTGAGCATCACGCCCAGATCGCGGCAAGCCCGATAAATGAGTTGCCGCGCGGTGACGGTGGAGACTTCGGCGGTATCGCCGAATCCGCCCCAAAGTTGCGAATTGAATGGGCCGCTCATGTTAGTTTGCGCTGCGCGATACTTCCAGCCAGTCCGCTCCGTTGCAGATCAGCCGTAGTGTGCTGCCTGCCGTGGTGGTGAAGTCGCCGGCTAGGAGTAAATCGCCGCCATCGGTCACATCCATGACCGCTTCAAAGCTCAGCGTCAATTCGCGTCCGGCAGATGCGGTGCTGCAGCCGCTGATTGCGGTGATGGTTGCGGCTCCCGCGGTGAGCTTTACAAAGCCGAATTCGCCGGGGTCTACCGTAGCCGCTGCTGCCTGCGTATTGTTCGCCAGGCGCAGATAGCCGCGTTCCATGATCAGGTTGCCGCCATCATCGATGCGGATTGCCTTACTCAGCGAATCGGCATTGCGGGTGTAGAAATCGATGTAGCCTTCCGTGAATCCGCCCGCGCTCATGATGTCCGACTGAATCATGGCCTGCGTGGCAGAAGGCGACCGCCCGAAGGTGATCTTATTCGGCGCCGTTCCGGTGCCGCTGGCTTCGTTGATCATTTCGAAAATCGAGCCGCCTGAAGTCTTGCTGTAGATAGAAAGGGGCTTTGTGAATGCGCCGGAGTCTTCCTGGATGCGGACACCATACGCATGCGTGCCGGTGGATGCGAAGAAACCAGCGGCGTATCCGCTGCTGTTGGTCCCTAGGCTGTTCATCGTGGCGCGGTATCCGACGATGGGGTTATTGGTCCCCAGGTGGCCCCCGCCGGTCCCCATGTTCGCGTTGAAGCCCATCAGGAGCGAATCGGAATCTTCGTCATCCAGGTTGATGCCCTCCGCATTGAACCCTACGCATGTGCCGTGCAAAGAAGAATTGAAGCACTCGCCATGGAAAGCAAACGATGTGTCCGTGCTCTCCGCTTCCTTCGTGACGCGGGCCAGGACCGCTGATGTGCCAGCGCTGTTCTGTAGCTGCGTCGACTGGAAAACGCTCAATGCCCAAGGCGTACCCGTCGCATAGTGCGCATCCTGCTGGATGGTCACCACCTGCTGTGAGGAGCCAGACCCGGCTAAATCCGCCTCATGATTGCGGGCAAACATCACAGCGGTGTCGAGAGCGAGATAATCAACCGCACCGCCGTACTCGAAGTGGAACGGATAGTTCGGTGCGCCTGATACACCGATGCCAAAGTTGGCAAGCTT